TATGTCCTTAGCAGCAGTTGCTGAGGCATATCCTACGATTCCTAGAATCTTTGATGCTCCAGCAGAGAACAGTAGAGGTTCTACTGTTGCTGCTTGTACGACATTGCAAGTGAATGTTACCATTCTCACACCACCTTTTGCGTTTCCATCTGCATTCTTTGCATTGAAACCTGCTAGTGTACCGGGGTATGAACCTCCGCTGTTTCCATCGAGCCAGTCGACCTCATCTATTGGTGTACCGACCCTCATGTCTATGTCAGCCAGTATGTCCACTAATGTGAAGTCGCTGTCTGCTACTTTTATGCTTAAATTGTTTTCAGTTACTGTTGTTGTTGCTACCATTTAATTCACCTCTTATCTCCTATATTCTCCATCCTCACTTGAGGTCACGGATGCTCCCTTGTCCTCCGAAGAAAGTGGTCCACACCTCACCCATGGTTCGGTAGAGTCCCTCTTGTCCTAGTCTGTTGATGGCGAATGGGTCACCAGTCTCGATACCCGACTCGAAGTATTGGGTCGGTATAGCGGTACTGAAGTACATGTAGTCAGTGTCCAAGTAGTACATTCGGCCAATTCCGTCTGCTGCTACGTCCTTGGAAGGGATGATTGGGACACCGTTGTAGGTTGCTACGATGAATCCAGCCTCCATACCGGGAACACCCTTCACACCGTTGTAGGTTGGGGTGACCCTCTTCTCTTCCATGAACCTCTGCTGGGACTGTAGCAGTTGCTGTAGCCTCATCAGAGTGTCGTACTTGGTCAGGATGACCTTGGGGTTTCCACCACGGACCCATATCTTCTGGAACAGGTCGTCTAGGTGGTCTAGGCTCAGAGTCCTGTCGGTCGAGCCAGTGTCTGCGTTGCACTCGGCGTATGACCACGAGTTAGCGGATTCTCCTCTGTTGATGGAGTAGATATCCTCTCTGCCAGCAGTGTAGTGAGTCCCTGCGGTCATTGCAGTGGAGTCTCCGACAGTGATTCTGTCGAGGGACTCTAGGTTGTTACCAGCCACTGTGTCCACGTCTGTGGTCAGCATCAGGTTCACCATCTCTGCGTGGTGCTTACCCATCTCTTCCTTTAGGACCGAGCGGATGTCTCCAAGACCGTCATCCTTGTCTGCAAGGAAGATTGCTACTTCGCTCATGTCGAACGAGTGTGCAATGGTCTTGGGTTTCGCGGCCACGTGCTGGAAGGTAGGCTTCACCGTGTCGGGAAGGGTTGCGTTCTCTGCAACACCACCGTGAACAGAGCCCCCGTTAGGCTTGTCCGTGATGACTCTCCAACCAGACCTGTCCCAAGGCTTCTTTGGTAGAATGCTGAAAGCGTTGAACTCTTGGTTCATCTGCGACCAGACCTTTCGCCCATAGATGGCTTGGTATGTTCCTCCGGTTGATGAGAGCATTGGGCTGTCTGCCTTTAGCAGTTCACTACCGCTGTAGGTGTAGCCCATTGCGTTGCCAGCGCCGTAGTAGTAGCGCTCCATGTCTGTTACTGTTCTGATGTAATCTCTTGCCATTTATCTCACCTCTTCTCCTACCTCAGTTGCTCCTAAACGCCTTGTCAGCCAAGTTGTGGACTTCACTCCACGACATTTCTGCAAGGTCCTCTGTTGAAGGAACCTCAACAGTTGGTAGGGAATCTGCGCTCTTTGTGATGGCCTCGCCAGTCTCAGGCGATGTACCGATTGCGTCAATGCGCTCGGTTAGAGCGGCTAGGGACTTCTCGATAGCGGCTAGAGGTCCGCGAGAGTCGAAAGCAGCGGCCTCGGCCTTTGCTATCTCGTTTGCCCTCTCGGACTGGTATCTTGTAGAGAACTCGTGCTCTAGAGAGCCTTTGAACTCCTGCTCAAGTGCTGCTGCCTTGTAGACCTCGTATGCTGCCTCTATGTCATGGCCGCTTACTGCCTCAGGGCTTAGGAACTCTCCTTTCTTGACCTTGCCGCCGCCTCTTGAGAGACCTGCGTGGGACAGGGCGTTGGTCGAAGGCTTGCCGCCCTCTGACTCCCTGTTCTTGGTCTGCCCGGTCCTCTGGGTGTAGGAAGATGCCAACTCCTCTGGAGTCGAACCTAGGTTCGCCTTGTTGAGGTCATCGAAGTGGCTCCTCGCAGCATCGGTGTCTACACCTGCGCTCTTGAGGGTGTCCTCCATCCATGATAGGTACTCAGAGGTGATGACATCGGAGTATTCCTCTCCTTTCTTATGCATGTCGGGTCCTCCACCGTACATTGCTTCTTTGTCATCCTTCTCATCGCCGTTATCATCGGACTCTTCCTTGTCTGGCTTGTCGTCCTTTCCTTTCATGTGTTCTTTCAGGCCCGGTGGCATCTCACCCTTCTCCATGGAGTCGAGTCGGCCTTCCAGACGAGACAGAACATCTGTCATTTGCGTCATTACGTCATTTTCTGCTTCTGTCATTTTTTTCACCTTATCTTCTTTCAATATCCTGAATGTTGCTTCTGGGTTTATTCCTTTTTCACAGATTGTGATTTCGTGAAGTTCTAGTCTGCTGATTTCTTGGTAGTCGCCATTCACTGGGTCCGATTTTCTGACTCGCTTGAATGCCTGTCCTCCGATGCTGAAACCCCTAAGTGCTCCTTTTCGGATTTCGGCAGCGACTTCCTTTGCTTTCTCGATGTCGTCTCTGAGTTCTATGACCACAAACATGCCGACATCGTCAACTTCGCTTTTCCACAACCTCCCTTCACTATCTGTATAACTAGGAATTACATCTCCGACTTGTATGTTTGAGTGCGCTAGTTGCACGTTTCTATACTTCGGGTCCTCCATGAATTTTGTAAATGCATCCTTAAGCGCTTCTTTAGTTATCTTGTCTCCTTGCTTGTCTACAACTTCTACGCTTGCATACCCTGCCACCACGAGGTCTCCACCCTTGATGAGGGTGATTCCTTCCGGTTTGGCTCTGAGTGGGGATAGCACACTAATTCCCACCGTGTCTTGTCATACTACTTATATGAAGCGACACCTAATTATTCGACCTTTACATGTTCTTTTTTGTCAGAATCGTGAGACTGCGAGCCTTTTTTCTTTTTATGCCGCTTTATATTTGGGTAGGGTCTCTCAGCGTCCTCGGTGGGTCGCGCTCTCATGTCGTAGTCTGGCATGCTCTCCTCACCTTCTAGACGGGTGGGTCCCCTAGGACTCTCAGTCAGTGACCCTACGTCTATACCCAGACCTTGAGCACCCGTTGCAAAGCCGAACTGGTTCTTCTCCAATATGTCCAAGGCTCTCTCTATCAAATCAAGACCCCTCTCCATCTTGGGCTTGAGCACTAGGTTCTCGTCATCCAGTACCTCTGCGTCTTCCTGTACCTCGTCCTGTGACTCCTTGGACGGTATCGGCTTCTTGATTCGCTCAATCTTACCCTTGAGCAGCATGCTCACTACCTGTCCCCAGAAGGGCTTGAGGGACTCGCTCATGTCTACACTGCTCTGCCCGCCACCCAAGTCTGATAGTTCGGTGGTTGGAGAGTGCACCCAGAATCCACCATGGGACTTCTCAAGCGTGTAATGAACTTCATCATGATTGGGTATTGATACTACTACCTCGTCATCGTTGACGACTACGTCATGAGGGAAGTGCAGAGGACGCATTGATTTCGAGAGCAGACCCAGAGTCTCCATGCTGACGCTAGACTCACCTTCTCCCTCGCCTACTATCTTCAATGGTGTGAGAGTGTAGACATCTCTACCTCCCCTCTCCTTGTGAGACACGTTGCTGACCTTGACTTCCACTATGTCTCCCTCCTCGAAATTCTTGGAACTGGATACAGTACCCACGTCTAGGTATGTCTTGCCATCGTATTCAGTGGTCTCGTTCTCTATACCCTCGTTGTCAATGACAGGACCAGCACCCAATCTGTAGGTAGGTCTGTTCTTGCCTCTCTTGTCCAGTATGATGAGGTTGATGTTCTTCTTCGGTCTGAGCAGCACCCACTTGGGGTGTCTGGTCTCGCCCTTCATGTAGGTACTCTTGCCGTCTCTGAGCAGTAGCGTCTTGTGGTCCTTGGACATCTCCTTGACTAGTTCCTCCAGACCATCGTCATCAGTGAGGCGCGTGTCGTGAGGTCCCGGTACGAGCACGTTCTCGTAACTGTCATACTGTCCTCGCAGAATCTTCAACCTCTCTTGGTAAGACATGTCTGCTACGTTTGTGTCATCATAGTAGGTGATGTCAATGACATGCATCTTATCCTCTGCCAGTATGCAGTCCAGAGTGCAACTCTTCTTCCCTAGTTCCTTAGTGCCTTTTCGAGCCCAGTCGGGAATACTCCTCCTGCTCCCTCCCTCGTCATAACCTGTGACCTTGTCCTTCTTCTTGACGACCACTATCCTCTCGCCGTCATACCACTTGCACACTGCCCAAGAGCCTGTGAAGCCCCTGAGTTTCTTGAGGTCCTTGAATGAGAATATCCTGTGCATGGGTCTTATCGGTGTGGTGAATGAGGGGCTGGACTCCTTGATGAGCAGCGAGTCGGGATTGAGAAGGAATGTCGCATAGTCACTGGGGTCGCTCCAAGTGCTTGAGCCGTCAATCTGCGATGGTATCACCGCTCCCTGCGCTGTGGCCTCACCCATGGATGTGAATTGGTTGGCTGTCCTAGTCTGTTGGTTCATGTCGTCTTGCCTTTGGACCTCTTGTGCTATCTCACCACCGAAGATGCTGTTGATTGCATCCATGTGAGCCGGATGGAAGGCTTCCTCTTGGGTGAAATTACCTATTTCCGGTTTGCCTGTGGAGAAGTCGAATCCGAAACTGGCCGTCCCCCTCCTATGGTTGGACAGGTCTAGTAGACCGCTCTTGTCAAACAGGTCTATCGCCTTCGTGCCAGTGGGACCCTTGGGGTGCAATCTCCTACCTGCACCGAAAGACAGAGTGCTGACGCTAGTGGTGTCTGATTCCAATTCCTTGGTGGGGTCGTGAACGAACACGCTCTTCAAATCATGCTGTGCTCTAGCAGCGTTGTATCTGAATTTCCTGTTGCTCCTTTTGCCGGGGACGCGGACTACATCATTAGTAAGGGTGGATACGTGTCTACCACCTGTTTCTTTTGTTGTAGGAGCATCTATCCTGTGTATACCTAGCATGTTCAGTCCCTCCTTGCCCAATTGACGCTTGGTGTGGGTCTTGAAGCCCCTCATG